TCTGGACTTCATACCCGGTGCCCCTCAATCAGCCTCAGCATCGGCCTCGACGGGTTTTTCTCATCCCGCGTCAACAGCACAAATACCTCGCCGTCTATCAGCCACGTCCTAGCAATCAGTCCTTGCAGCGTAGGCCACGATTGCAGGCTCGTGACATCAGGGCTGGCCCCCCACTCCTCAAACCAGTCAGCGGCGGCATTGTTCCACTCCTCGTCAGAGCTGTCAGGCGACAGCATGAGTCCGTTAGCCCCAACAATATACTGCTCCCACAAGTCAGCGATTCGTTGAATCAGGGGAGAGTTCGCCTCGAAATAGCGGGCTTTACGCACCAACTCGCTGCGCGTGGCTTGGTCAGCGTCGAATCGAGCGTCGGTCAGAGGCGACCAAATGTAGCTTCGGTCACCGTTTTGCCAGAGCCGACCGCCTTCGTATCGGTTCAGGATTTTCCGCGCTTCGTTCGGCTTCCGCATAGCAAACGCTGCAGCCTTCATCGCTTGGACGGCGCAGAGTCGCGCGGCCAGTGCGGACTTGGAAACGATGTTCATGCGCCGCAGGCTCGAAGATTGGTGAAATCGAGCCGGAACCTTTGTATGCGCTTGCACGAGGCCAGCATTTCGGCGCAGATAGCCACGTCGTTCCTGCTGTCCCCGCTCTCCGTTAGCTCAAGGGCCGTGAGGGCGGCCTCGTAGCGGTCTGTCAATGCTCCCCATAGGCGTCGGTGTTCCTCGGGGTACAAATCCTTACCAGACTGGAAACCGGCCCCGCCGCCAGCCTCAGACGTGGAATTGAGCCACGTTCCTTTCGTTGGGCTGTTGTTCAGCCCCTCAAATGCGCCGTCCCGCTGTTCGTCAATGATTTGACGCAGCGGCTTGCCGACCCTCAACGCTTCCCCAGCCGCCCACCGCAGGGCATCCCGCATATCCTGAGTATTTGCCACTCATATAGTGCGGAACATTAGCCGAATAGGCCGTCAGGCGGGAAGCTTGGTCACTGTCATGGTGCGGGTGATTACCGATGCGACGTGAATCATCAACTCACAGTCGCGCAAGTGATTGTCGCGCCGCACCTGTTTCCAGAAGTAGGTAACTCGCCCCCGCGCATCAATCTTCTCCTCGCGCCGCTCCGCTGTAACCTGCTTCAAATACGATGATTCCACCCGGCGCGGAATCGTCCACTCGCCCACCTTGCCCATCAACAGCTCTGTCAGTTCATCCTTTGCGGCGTTGTTCGACCATCGGTATAGCGGAATCATTCGGCTCCTGCCCTGCATCGCGGTGCCATAATGCGGGTCAACGAGGCTGCGGGTGTAAATGCGCCTCACCTGTTTTGTCGGCTCACCTGACTTTTTAACCGAGTGCATGAACCACTCAGCATCGTCCCCCTTGAACGCTTTCCATCCGTGACTCAGGCAGAACCTATACACTTCCCTCGCCTTGAAGCCTGAGTCGATCAGCGCGTTCTGCACCTGAACACCAAGCTCGACCCGCTTCGCCTCAAGCTCGGCGGTCGAATTCACGCGCCCGTAAGAGACAAGCCTCGACTTCCCGCCCTCGGCGAAAGCACGGCATACATACCAGTAATGCTCGCCGCTAGCCTCCTGCTTGTCGGCAGCAAGGAAGCGCACCTTTTCCTCGGGCCAAGGGTCGCCAAAGTCGTAGTCGCCCTTCCGCGCATCCATAAACTCGTAGTCGTCTATCTCTCCCAACTTGTCCGCCCAAGGCTCCCCGAGGGTTTCGTTTATGAAAGTCTTCAACGGGCTTAAATCGCCTGCCCGCGCCGCGGCGCGGGCCTGAATAAATTCCTCCACTATGTCTATCCACTTGACCCACGGCGGAAGCAGCGCGTTCCAGTGAAAGCTGACACGGTGACGTGGTGCCTTCGGGTTCATGCGTACGAATTGCCCGGTCTTCGCCAGCGCCTTGCGTTGCTGTGGCGTGTCGCTCATCTGGTGGCCGCACGCCACACACACATATCGGATATGGTTAGCTAGAAGGTCGAAATTCCACACGCCGCGCTCATCTTTTGCGCCGGGCACTTCGGCGAACTTGCACAAGTCGTCCGTTTCAAGCTGAACGGCTTTCAACTGTTCAAACTTCATCGGTTGTAGCTGGCCGCACTTCGGGCATTTGATGTGATAAATGCGCTGGTCACCTGCTAAGAACGCACGGTGAACAGCGTCGTTCTCCAAGTCTGGAGTAGACACAAGCAATCGGCGTGTGTTCCAAAAGGCCCGTGTGCGCTTCAACACGGTGTCGAGAGCGCCGGGCGGATAGTTCCTCACTTCGTCAAGGAACAGCCAGCGGATAGGCTTCGACTGCAATTTCGATGGCGACCCGGCCCCGGTGAAATAGAAGGGCATCGATCTGAACGTGAACTCGTACGCCTCAGAGTTTATCATCTGTCCAAACACCGGCTGGCAGTTTTCAAAAGTCGGCTTTACTCTATCACGCACGAACGCCTTCGCTTCGTCCTTCGCCGCCATTACCCACATCGCGGGGCCGGGGTCTTCGCTGATTGCCCAGCACGCGCAGTTCATCACGGTCTGCGTCTTGCTAGATTGAGCGGAGCACATCACCGAAATGTCATTCACGCGATTGTCAGAGAACACTTCCATCACTTCCCGAACCCACGGCGAGTTGTCTGAGCGCCAGCGACCAGGCATAGGCGAGGTATTGTCCACATACACGTAATCCTGACACCATTCCCAAACTTTGCGCCGGTCGGTTGGGCGGACTGCCGCCTTGAACCCTTTAAACAACGGGTTCATAGGCGGAGTTTTTCCACTCCTCGATTGACTCATTCAGCAGGTGTAGCTGTTGCAGCACTTCATCCTCAATTTCCTTCAGCCGTTGTTCGGCTTCGGCAACAGACACACCGACAAGGTTCGGCGCTGATTGGTGCAGCGTGGAGACAACTTTTCGTATCGCCGCCCCAAGCTCCCCGCCGATGCGCTCGACTTCCTGCGTCGGCATCCAATTCCGTTTTTGGACAGCTATCTGGACAATCAGGCGCTCGTTTTGCAGCAGGACGTTCCGCGCCTTTTCGCGGCCAACGTCTATTTCCTCAACCTCACTATCCTCATCGAGTCCGCGTGCGCGTCTGAACTCTCGCCACGATTGGACGTGGTAGCGCCCGTCGGGCCGCGTGACAGGGCACCCGTCAATTTTCTTCCATCTGGAAACAGTTCGGCGGCTAACCCCGAGCGCTGCAGCCAACTCAACAACATTTCCCACATACTCAACGGTGGACGCCTTGCCGCCATCAATGATAGATTGCAGGTAGTTGCGTTGGCCGGCCGACAGTGGCCGCTTTTTCTTCACCTGTTCTGCGAGGGACGCCGCGTCGGCTTTGAGTAGTCGTTCGGCCTGTTTGCGGGACAATGGCGTGGCTACGGCCTCCAAAGATGCTTCCTGAGCACGTTTCTGCTCGTTTTCAGCCTCGTTTTTAGGGTGCCTTGAACTCATAATTTCGGGCGGTCACGCAATAGTCGGTCCATGAGGCGCTCTGCTAGCGTTGATGGTTTCGTGCGTGCAATCTCCCAATTCTGCAAGCTCCGCACTGAAACTCCAAGAAGGGCTGCGGCTTGCGACTGAGACATGCCCTCGCGATCGCGCCAATTTTTCAGCTTCTTGGCGAACTCGGTTTTGCTTTTCTTCGTCACTCTGACACCCATACGCTGACAGCTTACAACGTCGGCGAACGATCTCAACCCCGGTTTCCACAAATCAGCGTAGCGCCTGACTCCCAGCGGCAGAGGCAAGAGGAGCCGGTTTATCGTCTCTCGTTTCATTATCATAGTGTTCGCCTTTCAGTTTTCGGTTTCATTTACTCAACAGCCACGACTATTAATGTGGGGTGTCATGCTCTCCTTGTCCTTTCCTCGCGCCTCTCGTCCACTACCCGCTTCGCCTCCACATAGGCGGCGTCGGTTAATTGTTTGCCGGCAAGCGAGTTTTCAATGGCATCAATACCGTTTCGACGGTGGTATGGGGTAGGATATTTCTGGCGTAATTCAGCAAGCCTCGCGTATCTCGATTTACGGTGCGACTGATAGAAAACGCATGGGATCATCTGCTCGCGCAGCTTTTCGCGTATGTACCCGCGAATAATAGACCACCCCCGTCTAGTTAGGTGCGGCTTCCAGGATGCAAGGTCGCGCCATTCTGCATCCTCAATGGCTTCCATCACGTCAAAAAAGTCAGTGGCGTTAAACTTCTTGGAAGTGTGGTGCCATTCGCCAGACCGAACGCATGACCGAAGCGCCGCCGTGCTCTTAAATCCAAACTCCCTCGCCGCCTTGCTCGCAGGCAGCAGCCCGCGATGGTAGGCATCCACCGCGTTATTGGACATCGAAAAGTTATGGTATCCAGCCATATATTCTTGCTCCTAGTTAGTCGGCTTTCCAAGCAACCCCATTAAAAAGGGGCGCGGGGAGGCGTTCTCCGCTGGGCGTGTGGCCGCACACTACCGGATAACCGCAGTGGTAGTCGCCCACGGCGACCCCGGCTGCGGTAGGAATGTAGGTTTCAAGCTCGACTCCGAACGTGATGTTCTCTGCGAGCGTGTCAGGCTGTAATTTTTGCTTCATATCGTTTTCTGTTGCCGTTCGTTCGTTCGTTGTTTGTTTACTGTCTTACCGTGCCTACACTATACGCTGCCAGCGTATCACCTGACAACAATTATTTTGCGGTGTGCTCTGGTGTGCGCTGTTAGCTACAAAAGGCTGCATAAAATAGTTTTTGGGAATTTGTCGCTGAGAGGGTCAAATGCGTTCAATAAACATTTTTGTCGGTGGTTTTGGGTCGTGGAGCACCAGCCCCGCGACCACAGGTTAATCTTACGCTAAAATTTCAAATTCTCGCTCGGCGGTCTGCGTGAAACCAATCGCAGGGCGGTCATCGCGTCGGCCTCGCGTATGCCGCTCCTTCGCCGCTTTCACCTTCTCGACTTCCGCTAGCATCACAGCTTGCGTCATCTTCCACTGCTCGGGGTCATCGCTGACGCTTGCAGCGTAGATAGAGTTCAGACAGACGTTCTTCAGGTCGCCGCCGGACAGCCCCTTGCTCGCCTTGGCCGCGCTGTCTTCAGGTTTTGTCAGTTTCATATCGTTTTCAGTTTGGTGTTTACAGTTTCGGTTGCAGTGTTTCGAGTCAAATCTCGTAGATGACGCCCTTCACCTTGACGAAGTGTCGGGAGCGTCCGCGCACATATCCGAGTGCGGTCGGGTGTCGGAATACCAGCCCCTCGCCCTGTCCCCCTTGGACTTCGAGCAGCATGGCGTTCGCGTGCTGCAAATCTTCGCAGACGGTGAAGCTCACGCAGTCGGCGTAGAGCCTCGCGGCCTCGGCCAACCTTTGCGGCCAACTGCCGGGGTGGTCGGGACAGTCAAAGACAGTGAACCTGATTGCCGGGGTCCAGTGGCCATGAAGCACGGCGGCAACGGCTGCTTTGAAGCCCCCACGGCCTCCGTGGACTTCACCGTCAAGCCGGACTCCATCGGGCAGCGCGGCGCGGATGCTGCCGGGGATGGGAATGATTCTGCCGCCCCTTGACCAAAGATTCTGCCCATCCCAAAGGGCGCGGCAACCGTCATGCTTCTCGCTAGCACACCAGCCGGTGAGGCACATGCCGAACTCCCAATCAACCCCCAGCGTCAAGTATTGGTCGAGGTTCATGGCTCCT